CGCTCGAACTGGGCGAACGACAGCAGGATGTTCAGCGTCAACCTGCCCATCGACGTCGTCGTGTTGAACTGCTGAGTCACCGAGACGAAGCTCACCTGGTGCTCGTCGAACAGGCTGATCAGCTTGGCGAAGTCCAGCAGCGAGCGGCTGAGCCGATCTACCTTGTAGACCACCACGCAGTCGATATGCCCCGCCTCGATGTCGGCGAGCAGTTCCTTCAGGGCCGGTCTGTCCAGCGTGCCGCCGGAGTAGGCCGCGTCGTCATACCGCTTGCGGATGAGTTGCCAGCCCTCATGCCGTTGGGATTCGATGTACGCTTCGGCAGACTGGCGCTGGGCGTCGAGGGAGTTGAATTCCTGCTCGAGGCCCTCCTCGTGGCTCTTGCGCGTGTAGATGGCGCAGCGGACAGTGCGTTTGGGTTGAGTCATGTCTGGGCTCCGGGGCGATTGCGTCTGATTCCGAAGAAGAGGTTGCCGCTGGTATGCTGGCCGGTGATGGCCCGGGCGGCGGCCGTCAGGCTGCGGTAGACCTTGCCGTTGTATCGATAGCCTTCCGTCTCGACGATCACCTCGTATCGTTCGCCGCGCCACTCGCGGAGCAGCCGCGTGCCCGTCGCCAGAACCGTCGTCTTGGCCTTGGACGGCTTGGCGCTCTTGACGGTCTTGCCGTCGGCGACGGCCTCCAGCTGCTTGCGGGCCTGGGGGCTCAGCCCGCCGTAGGCCAACTCCTGGATGCGGTAGGCCAGGCGGCGCATCAGGTATTGCCGCCCCAGCCTGCCCGGATCGGCGCCCATCAGGTCCGCCCACCGCTTGTGGAGCTGGGCCATCGACATGCGCTGGAGCTCGTCAATCTGTTTCAGAACCGTGTTTTCCATCATGTCACCTCGCTATCTTTCCGTGTCTCGGAAGTGGTGACACTGAGCCTCGTTCCGGAGGAAAGCTCAAGGGCGTTTTCGCGACTCGAACCACTCTTTTTCGTCACCATGCGGATCATGGCCCGGGCGAGGATCTCGGCCAGTTCGTCCAGGCGGGCGTCGGGTGAGGACGGCACCCGGCGTTCATCGCTCAGGCAGGCCATGGGTTGAACCCCCGGTCGGCGAAGGCCTTGCGGATGTGGTGGACGTTCCGGCAGATGGTGGTGTAATGCCGGCCCAGGGCCTTGGCGATCTGGAACTCGCCCAGACCGTTCATCAACTGCTCACAGACCTGCTGCTGCAGCGGCGTCAACGAGTCGACCAGCTGCCGAACCTCGCTGTCGAAGGCGATGCCGTCCGGTGCGTGCGTGTCCTCCTCGTTCTGCGTCATCTGGCCCAGCCGCTCCAGCATGGCCAAGCGGCGGGCGTTGCTCCGCGCGAGCATGCGGATGCGGTTGTCCATGAGGCGGCAAAGGATGGTCTTCTCGCTGGCGGCATGGGCCTTCTCCGGATCGAACGTGAACTGGTGAACCACGATGGCCAGCTCCTGCATCGTGTCCTGCCAAGCCTCTTGCGGCACGCGGAAGTGCATCATCCGTGCGATGGCCAGCTTGATCTGCCACTCCTCCATCCCCCCGACGTACTGCTGGTACAACTCTCGAACTCGGTTCTTTTTCATACGGGCCTCTTTGTAACCAGGGCTTCAGTCTTGCTCGGGCCGGTCCCGAAGCAACGGAAGCGATGGTCGCGGCCAGGCCGGTGCCACGTATCTAGCCGTGGATGTGAATGACGAAGATCACATGACCGTCACGTGAGCGTCACAGGACGCGTCACCGGTGCCAAAAGCGCTCATATGAGCGTCATGTGAGCGCTCATGTGATTGGCGATGGCACCGCGAAGTTTTCGGCTCCTGCGGCAATAGGCACTGCGTAAACGGGCAGCGATGACTGCACCGCACAAGGGAGTCCGAAAATGCCGCAGAACGATCAACAAGACGTGTTCATTGACCTGGGCGTGCTGGCGAGCGAACCAGCCGAGGAATATCACGCCAAGGCAGACCAGTTCCTGAGCAGCCACCAGCTCATCGACTACATGGTCTGCCCGTGGCTGTACCGCAAGAAGAAGCTCGGGCTGATCCAGGACACCGACACCCCGGCGCTCCTGGTCGGCCGGGGCGTCCACTGCCGCATCCTGGAGGGCCGGGAAGCATACGAATCCCAGTTCGCCATCGGGGGGCCCATCAACAAGACCACCGGCAAGCCCTACGGCAAGGACACCAACGCCTTCCGCGACTGGTGCAAGGCGCAGGGCAAGCCCGGCATCCACCACGACGACCTGGAGCTGATCGAGAACATGGCCAGCGGCGTGGCCATGAACGACCAGGCCGTCGACCTGCTGCTCTACGGCAGGTCCGAGGGCGTCGTCCGAACCGAATACTGCGGGACGCCCTGCCAGATCCGCCTCGACTGGACGCACCCGCACCGGGGGATCGTCGATCTCAAGAGCACCGCCGACCTGACCTGGCTGGAGAACGAGGCCCGCCGCCGTCGCTACCACAACCAGGTCGCCTTCTATCAGGCCGTTCTCGGCCAGGTCATCGGCGAGCTGGTTCCCGTCTACATCATCGCCATCGAAAAGGCCGAGCCCTTCCGCTGCGGCGTGTGGCGCGTCAGCGACAACACGCTCGCCATCGCCCGCCAGGAGAACGAGGCCGCCATCCGCCGGCTTCAGCGGGCCTGGGAGATCGACGCCTTCCCCACCGGCTACGAAGACCTCCGCATTCTCGACGTGACGTGACCTCTCCTGCGCCCGGGCGGGACGGCGTGCCGTGCGGCATGGATGCCACGGATCAACGGCCGGACTCCCTACGCCTGCCCGGGCGCTTTCGGCAGGGCCGGGCTACCTGGGCCTCATAAGCCCCGGGACGCGGGTTCGACTCCCGCACCTGCCAATCGCTGGCCAGCGACAACGTGGAACTGCACCGACAACCGCATGAACAAGGAACACCGCATGGTACTGCTTGACAAGATTCACACTGGCCGCCGCCACTCGCCCCCGCGGCTGCTGATCTACGGCACCGAGGGCATCGGCAAGTCCACCACAGCCGCGCAGGCCCCCCGGCCCATCTTCATCCCGACCGAGGACGGGCTGGACCAGATCGACTGCGCCAGCTTCCCCTTGGCCCACACCTTCGCGGACGTGGAGGCCGCCCTCCGCTCGCTCATCAACGAAGAGCACGACTTCGAGACGGTGGTCGTGGACTCGGTCGACTGGCTCGAACGCCTGGTCTGGGACGTGCTGTGCGAGCAGTACGGCGTGTCGAGTATCGAGAAGGTCGATGGCGGCTACGCCAAGGGCTACACCCATGCCCTGACGCACTGGCGGAAGGTCCTGGCCGACCTCAATACGCTCCGCACCCAGCGCGGCATGTGCGTGATCCTGCTGGCCCACGCCAAGGTGGAGAAGTTCGAGGACCCCGAGGCCAGCGCCTACGACCGCTACTCTCCCCGGCTGCACAAGCACGTGACGGCGCTGCTGACCGAGTGGGCGGACGCGGTCCTGTTCGCCACGCGGAAGATCATCACCAAGACCGAGGACGCCGGCTTCAACCGCGAGCGGACCATCGCCGCCGGCCTGGGCAAGGACGGCGGGGAACGCATCCTCCGCTGCGTCGGCAGCCCGGCCTGCGTGGCCAAGAACCGCTTCGGTCTGCCGGCCGAACTGCCCCTGTCGTGGCCCGCGCTGATGCAGGCCCTTGTTGGAAAGGGCGAGTAGCCATGGCCGACTACACCACCTTCAGCGACGGCGAGCTGGAAGAGTTCGCCAAAGAAGAGCAGCGCAAGCAAATCCTCCGGGAGGTCCAGGCCCACGCTTGCCAGCAGATCGTCCTCAAGATTCAGACTGAGCTGGCGGAAAGGGCGCTCCGCCGAAAAGGGTTCAACTACGGCGACATGGTGACCGTCCGCTTCCGGGACCGCCAGCAAGACTTCCGGTTCGAGGGCATCGACAGCCATCACTGGAGTGGCGGTCCTCGAGTTCGCCTGCGAGCTCTCACGAAGAAGGGCAAACCCTTCAAGCAGCCCGACTCCTACGGCCCTTCCATCATCCCCCTCATGACCAGAAAGGAACAGGTCCATGGCTAACCTGAATGGATTCGACGCAGCGCAAGTGGAACCGACCGCATCCTTCGAGCCGATCCCCGCGGGCAAGTACCTGGCCGCGATCACCGAGTCGGAGATGAAGCCGACCAAGAACGGTTCGGGCAGCTACCTCCAGATGACCTTCACCGTCCTGGAGGGCGAGTACAAGAACCGCGTGCTGTGGGCCCGGCTGAACCTCAACAACCCCAACGTGACGGCGGTCAAGATCGCCAGGTCGGAGCTGTCGGCCATCTGCCGCGCCGTCGGCGTCCTCCAGCCGCGGGACTCGGTCGAGTTGCACAACATCCCGCTCCTGATCACCGTCAAGGTCAAGAAGCGCGAGGACACCGGCGAACTGACCAACGAGATCAAGGGGTACGAGCCCAAGGCCGTCGCAGCCGGCCAGCCGCAGCAGGCCCCGGCCGCCAGCACCACCCCGCCGTGGAAGAGGTGAGCCATGACCTGCGAACGATGCGTTGTCTGCGGGCGCCGTCTTGTCGACCAGAACCACAGGTGCTCCCGGTCGGTGATGTCGCTCTACCGCAAGGCCGAGCGCCTGGCCGCCCTCGCCGAGGACCCCGAAGAGCCCGGAATCGAAGCCATCGCACCGAAGCTCCTCCGGAAACTCCGGAGGTACGGCCTGATCCTGGAGTTCACATGCTGACCTTGTCCCTGCCATACCCGCCGAGCATCAACCACTACTGGCGTCATGTGGGCTTCCGCACGCTGATCAGCCGGGAGGGCCGGACGTTCCGAAAGAACGTCTGCGCCCTCCTGGGCGGCGGCGGGCCTCGCAAGCCCCCGGCCGGCGGGCGAATCGCCCTGTGCATGGACGCCTTCCCGCCGGACCATCGCCGCCGGGATCTGGACAACCTCACCAAGGCCGTCCTGGACGCCCTCCAGCACGGGGGCGTCTACGAGGACGACAGCCAGATCGACCTGCTGACCGTCGGCCGGCAGTCGGTCGTGCCCGGCGGGCGAATGGACGTCCGAGTGATGGACCTGCCTCTGAGGCGGTGCCCCTTCTGCGGCGGGGAGCTGAACTGATGCAGAAGATATTCCCCACCATCCTGATCGTGCTCGATGTCTGTGCCGCGGCTGGCTACCTGCCCTGTGGCGACTGGCGGAAGGTCGTCTATTGGCTGGCGGCAGCCGCTCTGACCTACGTGGTGACCTGGTGATGCAACTGCGACCCTATCAGTCCAACGCGGTCGCCGCCGTCTACGACCACCTGCGCCGCCGGGACGACCATCCCTGTGTTGTCATCCCAACCGCGGGCGGGAAGACCCCGGTCATGGCGACCATCTGCCGTGATGCCGTGCAGCAGTGGGATGGGCGCGTGCTCATCCTGGCCCACGTGAAGGAACTGCTCGAGCAGGCGGTCGAGAAACTGCACACGATGGCCCCCGACCTGTGGATGCAGATCGGGGTCTATTCGGCGGGGCTCAAGAGCCGGGACACCGGCAAGCCGATCACCGTCGCCGGCATCCAGAGCGTCTACAAGCGCGCCGCGGAGCTGGACCGCTTCGATCTGATCCTTCTGGATGAAGCTCACATGCTCCCGCCGGACGGCGAGGGCATGTACCGCACCTTCCTGGCTGACGCGAGGGTGGTCAACCCCAACGTCCGCCTGGTCGGCCTGACCGCCACGCCGTACCGCATGACCACCGGCACCATCTGCGGGCCTGACAACCTGCTCAATCACGTGTGCTACGAGGTCGGCGTGCGCGAGCTGATCGTGCAGGGCTACCTCTGCCCCCTCAAGACCAAGGCCGGGCGGCGGAAGGCCGATACGTCGAGCCTGCACCTCCGCGGCGGTGAGTTCATCGCGGGCGAGGTCGAGGCCCTGATGGATGACGACGCCCTGGTCCGCTCGGCCTGCGGGGAGATCTTCGAGCAGACACAGGACCGCCACTCGGTGCTGATCTTCGCCGCCGGCGTGCAGCACGCCCAGCACGTCCAGCGGGCGTTGAAGGCGATGGGCCAGGAGTGCGGGTTCGTCTGCGGCGAGACCTTGCCGTTCGAGCGTACCGAGACGCTCAGGCGGTTCCGTGAGGGCGATCTGAAGTACCTGGTCAACGTGAACGTCCTGACCACGGGCTTCGACGCGCCCAACATCGACTGCGTGGCCCTGCTCCGTCCGACCAACTCCCCCGGCCTCTACTACCAGATGGTCGGGCGGGGCTTTCGCCTGCACCCGTCCAAGGAGAACTGCCTCGTCCTGGACTTCGGCGGCAACATCCTGCGCCACGGGCCTGTGGATGCACTACAGATTAAAGATCGTGCTCAGGGCAACGGCGAAGCGCCCGCCAAGGAGTGCCCGCAGTGCCAGGCGGTGATCCACGCCGCCTACGGCGTCTGCCCCGAGTGCGGTCACGAGTTCCCGCCGCCCGAACGCGAGAAGCACGACCGCCAGGCATCCTCGGCGGGCATTCTGTCGGGCGAAGTCACCGAGACCGACTACGAGGTCTTGGAGGTCAACTACAGCGTCCACGTCAAGCGCGACGCGCCCGAGGGGCATCCCAGAACGATGCGAGTGGATTACCGGGTCGGGTTCAACGACTACCGCAGCGAGTGGGTCTGCTTCGAGCACACCGGCTATGCCCACGGCAAGGCCGAGGCCTGGTGGAAGGCCCGCAGCCACGAGCCCGTGCCCGATATGGTCGAGCAGGCGATCGACATCTGCGAGGCCGGCGGAATCGCCCCGACCAAGGCCATCACCGTCCGGGCGGTGGCCGGCGAGAAGTACGACCGGATCGTCAAGCACCAACTCGGGCCCATCCCGCCGCGCATGGACGGAAGGGACGAACGCGATGGCGGCGGCCAGCATGTCAGTGCCGACCTGCCCGAGCCGGTCTGGCCTGAGGACGACATTCCTTTTTGAGGAGGTTTCATGCCCTACGCATGCACCAGCAACAGCGCCAGCACTGTGGAACGCGTCGCCCAGGCTATCGACGCCGTGATGGGCATTCGCGTCGACGACCTGGAACGCGTCGTCCAGGAGGCCCACGAATCTGATTCGAAACAGATTCACGATCCGGAAGAGCGGTTCGCCCTGCCGCGCCAGGCCCTGCGGATGTTCTGGCACTTCCGCTGCAATCTGGAGGCGGCGATGCCCAGCCGCCGGGAGTAACCACGATGGTATGCGCAACGGAATGCGCCATTATTGTCGACCAGGAGTTCCAGAGCCTGATCCCGCCCCTCACGGATGAGGAGCGGGCCGGACTGGAGGAGAACCTGCTCCGCGACGGCTGCCTCGAGCCGCTGATCGTTTGGGCGGAGCAGCGAATCCTGCTCGATGGCCACAACCGCAAGGAGATCTGCGACCGCTTCGGAATCGATTACGAGGTTCGACAGCTGAGCCTCCCAAACAGGGAGTCGGCCGCCGACTGGATCGACGCCCACCAGCTTGGCCGTCGAAATCTGACCCCGGACCAGATGAGCCTGCTGCGGGGGCGACGGTACAACCGGCTGAAGAAAGAACATGGCGGCGACCGCAGAGGGAATGGTTCAAGGGCTCAAAGTGATCCCTTGAAAACCGCCGACAAGCTGGCCAGCGAACACGGCGTCTCCGCACCCACCATCAAACGCGATGGCCAGTTCGCCGAGGCGGTGGACAAGCTGGGCGTGCAACAGGAAGCCGCCGCCGGACTGCTGCCCGTCTCCCGCGAGACGGTCGTACAGACGGCCAAGTCGCTGGGCGATGCGCCGACGCCGGAGCAGGTCGAGCAGGCAAGGCAAACCGTCACCAAGCCCCACGTCGCCAGGAACTCGGGCGACAACGAGTGGTACACGCCCGAACATTACATCCAGCGGGCCGCCGCGGTCATGGGCGGGATCGATCTGGACCCGGCATCCAGCGTCGAAGCCAACCGTATCGTCGGCGCTGACCGCTTCTACACCGCCGATGATGACGGGCTGAGCAAGCCATGGAGCGGCCGAGTGTGGATGAACCCGCCTTACGCCCAGCCGCTGATCCAGCAGTTCTGCGAGACCCTCGCTGACAGGTGCCGATCCGGCGACGTGACGCAGGCGGTGGTCCTGGTCAACAACGCCACGGAGACGCGCTGGTTCCAGGCGCTGCTGGGCGTGGCGTCAGCGGTGTGCTTTCCCGCAGGCCGGGTCAAGTTCTGGCATCCGGAGAAGAAGTCCACGCCCCTGCAGGGACAGGCGGTGGTCTACATCGGCAAGAACCGCAAGGCCTTCACGCAGGCATTCAAGGACCTCGGGAGCGTGTGCCATGTCGTCCGGTAACGGGGCCAACCCGATGCGGTGGGAATGCTCGAAACGCGGCTGCTTCAACCTCAAGAAGCGGCCGAAGATCGAGCTGTTCGCCGACTGCCTGCCCGGCCAGATTGCCTTCGGCGACGTCGATGGCATTGTCGAGATCAACGGCAACCTGCTGCTCCTGGAATGGAAGGACCACCAGCGGATCAACCAGGGGCAGGCCATCCTGTTCACGCGGATGACGCTGCTCTGCCCGGCCACGGTACTGGTCGTCGAGGGCGACGCGGAGACCATGGTCGTCAGCAGCATCCGAACCATCCGGCACGGGGTCATCGAGGGCGCCGAACCTGCCGACCTGGAGGAGCTGCGCAAACGCATCCGCGCCTGGTCGGAAGACGCCATGGCCAATTCAGCCCTCCGCAGGGCGCAGGAGGCGTCATGCAACTAGGCCGTTGCGTCACTGCGGAAGCCGCCCGCGACTACCTGTCGGCGGGTCTCTGCGTCCTGCCTGCCAACCGGTCGGAAAAGCGCCCCGCCATCGGCCGGTGGAAGCAGTTCCAGGAGAGACTGCCCACCCCGGCCGAGGTGTCGGCCTGGTTCGCCAACAGCCCCGACGCGCTGTGCATCATCGCCGGCCAGGTGTCGGGCCGGCTGGAACTGATCGACTTCGATCGCCTGGGCGAGCTCTTTGATCGCTGGTGCGAGAAGGTCAGGGCCGCCGCGCCGGGCCTGCTGGAGCGCCTCGTCCTGTCCAGGACGCAGTCCAATGGACGCCACGCCGCCTACCGCACCGAGACGGAAGTCTGCGGCAACCTGAAACTCGCCCAGCGCCTCGACGCTGACAAGATCGTCACCCTGATCGAGACCCGCGGCGAGGGCGGGCTGTTCCTGTGCGCCCCGACCGCTGGGTACGAGATCATCCAGGGCGACCTGGCCAGCCCGCCCGTGTTGACGGCTCAGGAACGCGACATTCTGCTCCAGGCCGCGTGGGAGCTGAATGAGTACGTGCCACCCGTGGTAGACGGTCCAGCCGGATCGTCGCCCGTGGGCCAACGTGGGCCAACGTCGGCGGTCGTGTGCGGCCCTGGCCTTCGGCCTGGTGACGACTTCAACCAGCGCGGCGACGTGCGGGCCGTGCTCCAGGATGCCGGCTGGACGTTGGCCAAGACGGGGGAGAACGAGTACTGGCGTCGGCCGGGCAAGACGGCCGGCTGGTCCGCCAGCCTCAAGGACGGCGTCTTCTACGTCTTCTCCTCCAACGCCGCCCCGTTCCAGCCCCACCAGGCATATTCCCCGTTTGCCGCCTACGCGCTCCTCACCCACGGCGGCAACTATGAGCAGGCCGCCCGCGCCCTGCGCGGCCTGGGCTATGGCAGCGATGATCCGCCGCAGGCCCCTGGCGTGGACATCTCGGGTATCGTCGCCAGCATGGCCCCGCCCCCCGCCGACGTCGAGCCCGCCATCGCGGACCCGGGCCCGATCCCCGAGCACCTGTTCGACGTGCCGGGCTTGGTGAGGCAGGTGATGGACTTCACGCTGGCCAACGCGCCCTATCCGAACATCGGCCTGGCGTTCTGCGGCGCGATGGCGCTCCAGTCCTATCTGGCCGGGCGGAAGGTCTGCGCCAGCGGCGATCTGCGGCCCAACATCTACCTGCTCGCCCTGGCCAGCAGCGGAACCGGCAAGGACTTCCCCCGCAAGGTCAACGCCCGCGTGCTCTACGAGATCGGGCACGTCGCCGCCCTGGGCGACAAGTTCGCCAGCGGCGAGGGCATCCAGGACGCGCTGGCCCGCTGCCCGGCCATGCTGTTCCAGAACGACGAGATGGATGGCGTCCTTCGCCAGATCAACCTGGACAAGGAGAACAAGCGGGAGTCCATCCCCAACATCCTGCTCACGCTCTACTCGTCCGCCGACGTCATCTACGCCGTCCGCGTCAAGGCCGGCCAGAAGGATTCCGCCAGCATCGACCAGCCGCACCTGACGCTCTTCGGCACGGCCACGCCGCAATACTTCTACGAATCATTGTCCCAGCGCATGCTCACCAACGGCTTCTTCGCGCGGCTGATCATCGTGGACATCGGCCGGCGCGGAGAGGGTCAGGCCCCCGGCTCGGCCAGGCACATCCCGGACGAGATCATCCACACCGCCCGCTGGTGGGCGGAATTCCAGCCGGGCACCAACCGCCGCAACCTCCTGGAGGTCCACCCCGAGCCCAAGGTCGTCCCCTACGTTGCCGATGCCGCCGAGGCCATCACGGCTCTGCAGCGCCAGACCGAACGCGAGTACAACGACGCGCACGACCGGACAGACGAGGTGGCCAAGATCGCCTGGTCGCGTACCACCGAGAACGCCAGCAAGTTCGCCCTGCTCCGCGCCTGCAGCGAGAGCCACGAGAATCCCGTCATCAGCCTGCCGGCCGTCCAGTGGGCCACCACCTTCGCCATGCACCAGACCAGGAGGCAGCTATTCCTGGCCTCCACCTACGTGGCGTCCACCGACTTCGGGGCGCTGTGCAAGAAGGCGGTCCGCTTCCTGCGGCAGTGCCGCGACAGCGGTGTCGAGCGCGAGTACCCCACGCCCGACTGGAAGCTGCGTCGTCACCTGGCCCAGAACCCGACGCTATACGACAACATCCTGGAGGCGCTGACCAAGCAGGAGGAGATCCACTTCCAGACGATCCCGGGCAAGACCAAGCCCAGATCGGGGTGGGCGCTGAGATGAGAAAACCGCAAGAAAACCTCCGAAATCCCTCCGCTATGGCGCTAATCCGGCCTTCGCAGGCCGTCCAGGCGGAAAAACCCGCGCGGCTATCTGTGCTGATCGGAGGCTATCTGAGGTTTTCTCGGGAGGCTCAAGCCCGGCAGGGACAGGGGTTTAAGAAGAATAATAGAAGAAAAACTCTCTCTTTTACATACATGTTCGCGACCCGTGTGCGCGTACGTGTGAGGACCAGAGTCGTTTTCGGAGGTTTTCTCCCGCGACACCGGCCCCCAAACCGCCCACGTTGGCCCACGTTCGAACATCTCCTGCGGAGCCGGAAAAGGCTGCCAAGGCGGGAAATGTCAAACTGGGCAAGATGGTCAAGATGGTCAATAGGTACTTCCCGCCAAAGGGGCTTTCTGATGCCGCGGGAACGCGTCGGCTTACAAGAGACAGTTTGTTGGAAGAGCGCCGAAGGATCGGCACAGGCAATACCAGCGCAAGGAGGTGCGGCATGACCGCCACCAAGAATGCAACCAGTGAGAAGTTCGCCGTTGAGCTGCGGAAGATCGATGACATTCGCCCGTACGAGCGGAACCCCCGCATCAATGACCAGGCCGTGGACGCCGTGGCCGCGAGCCTGGCCGAGTTCGGCTTCCGCCAGCCCATCGTGGTGGATGCCGACGGGGTGATCATCGCCGGCCACACCCGCTGGAAGGCCGCCCGCAAACTCGGCCTGGCCAAGGTGCCCGTCCACGTGGCGACCGATCTGAGCCCCGAGCAGGTCAAGGCCTACCGCATCGCGGACAACAAGTCCGGCGAGCTGGCCGAGTGGGACCTGGAGATCCTCCCCATCGAGTTGGCGGAGCTGCGCGACGGCGGGTTCGACATGCAGCTTCTGGCCTTCGACCAGGAGGAAATGTCGAAGCTGCTGGACGGCGACGTCCAGCAGGGTCTGACGGACCCGGACGAGGTGCCCGCGCCGCCGGACGAAGCGATCACCAAGCCGGGCGACCTGTACATCCTGGGCAACCACCGGCTGCTCTGTGGCGACAGCGGATCGGTGGAGGATCTGGACCGTCTGCTGGACGGCGCCCCGGTGCATCTGGTGAATACGGATCCTCCGTACAATGTGAAGGTCGAACCGCGGAGCAACAATGCCATCGCGGCCGGCCTTTCCAGCTTCGAGGCCCCCGCACCCGAAGACAGCGGGCGCCGCGCTGGCCGCAAGAAGAGCGGCCTCACCCACCACCAGCAGTCGGACGTGGATCGCAACGGGGTCCCCCAGGCCACGCACAGGAAGCTCCGCGCCAAGGACAGGCCGCTCGCCAACGACTTCGTTTCAGACGAGGCATTCGCGCAGATGCTCCGCGCGTGGTTCGGCAACATCGCGCGCGTGCTGCTGCCCGGGCACACGGCGTACATCTGGGGCGGCTACTCCAACATCGCCAACTATCCCCCGGCGCTGGTCGAGGCCGGGCTGTATTTCAGCCAGATGATCATCTGGGACAAATTGCATCCAGTTTTGACTCGCAAAGACTACATGGGGGCACACGAATGGTGCTTCTATTCCTGGCGGGAGGGTGCGGCACATCGGTTCTTCGGCCCGAACAACGAGACGGACCTCTGGCGCGTCAAGAAGGTCACGCCCCAGAAGATGATCCATTTGACGGAGAAGCCGGTCGAGCTGGCCATCCGCGCCATCCGCAACTCGTCGCTCCAGGGCGAGAACGTGTTGGACCTGTTCGGCGGCTCGGGCTCGACGCTGATCGCCTGCGAGCAGACGGGACGCAAGGCCTTCCTGATGGAGCTCGATCCGCTGTACTGCGATGTGATCGTCCAACGGTACGAACAGTTCACGGGCAAGAAGGCCGAGCGCGTCCCGGCCGCCGCGCCCGCGGACCGGCTGGTGGAGAGCGTGCAGTGATGCTGCGGCTACAGGCGGATGGGCTTGCTCTCCAGTTGAAGGCCGGTGCCGTCATACACCAGCACGCGGGTGCTACGGTCGATGACCTGCTTGGCCTGGCCCGGCAGCCCTTCGGGCAGGCTGGCGAAGTAGAACCCCGCCTGCGTCTGCCCGAAATGAAGCGGTCGGCCCCGGCGGGAGACCAGCAGGCGGGCGGGCTTGCGCCAGATGCCCAGGAGCGCCATGTCGCCCAGAGCTTGGCTGGCCATCCAGGCCGAACGCTGGCTGATCGTGCCCGGGCAGCGGGCCATGAGCAGGGCCAGCACCTCGCTGTCGCATCGGCTCTGCGGGACGAGGCGGTGCTCGCGGATGAGCTGGTCGTAGTTGTGGACCACCCCGTTGTGGATAAGCTGCCCCGCCCCGGCCGGGTGAGGGTGGTTGTTGCGGTTGTCGGCGGGCGAACCGTGAGTGGCGTAGCGGCAGTGGCCGACCATGATGACGGCGCTCCGGCAGCGGTCGAGCTGGTCAAGATGGTCCTCGGCGGCGCCGGGCGTCTTGAAGGTCTGGATGGTGCCTTCCGCGTCCAGCCAAGCCAGCCCGAAGGCGTGCTCGCCCCGCATCTGGGTGACCAGGGCCAGCCGCCGCAGCCGGTGGATGTCCGGACCCTGGCCGGCGCTGGTGATGTATCCGAAAATGCCGCACATATCTGCTCCTCCTGGGCCGGTGCCCGCGGCGGCATCCCGCCGCGGGCGTTGGCCCGGTCGTTATGCCATCGCGTCGTACTTGGCCGCCAGGCGGCGGAACTCGTTCTTGACCTCGTCCTGCGGGACCACATCGCTGATCCAGCCGTACTGGTGTCCGCCGTGGATGCGGGCGTACCCGGCGCCCCAGGCGAGGTAGCCCATCAGGCGTTCGGCCTCGCTGGCGCCCTCGCCGGCCTTCTTCCAGCCGCCCTTCAGAGGGCCGGGCGACCACTTCGGCATCCGCTTGCCGTTGATGGCCCGGTCGGCCAGGCCGAGGCATACCTGAATCCAGCCGCAGACCTTCGTCGCGCTGGTCGAGCCGGAGAAGACCCGGAACTCGACCGTCTCGCGGGTGCCATGGGCGAGGTTGGTCAGGTTGAGGGCGTGGTAGCGGTTGCGGTCGAGGACCGGCTTGGCGTCTTTGCCGTTACCGTACTTGCGGACGCCGCCGCAGTAGGTGCCGCGCTCGCGGCTCTTGGTGCCGGTGATCGCGTACAGGCCGCGTTCGCAGTAGGCGGTGATGGTCACCAACCGGGCCAGGGCCTCGGCCGGCCAGTCTCTCTTCCAGCCGACGTGGACGTGAACCCCGCAGCTCGCGTTGACCCGGTGGCCTTTGGCTTCCAGCGTCCGCAGGACCTCGGCGACCTGGGCCAGGCCTTCGGCGCCCCGCAGGATCGGGCTTACGATCTCGCAGGCGTGGCCGTTGCCGTTGGTCTGGATCGACCCGTCGCGTTCGGCCTTCCAGCCGGTGGGCAGGTACGGGACCTGGATGCCGCGGTGGTATCCGCCGATCACCAGGCCGTCGTTCCGGACCGCGCTGTCCGGGGCTATCGTCTCGATCTCTACGCCGAAGGTCATCTCGTTTGCGTTCATGGTTGTCCTTTCGTTTGCCATGAACACATTGAGCCACATCCATACGTTCAGTTGAAGGGAAATCCGAGACATAACTGCTTTATTTTCAACATGTTAAGTTGCGTAGCATGGCCCGTTGGCGGCATGCAAACGGTGCTCCATAGCGAGGCATTCGGCGGGGGAAATCTGCTTCAAGAGAGAACCCCGGCCGGGAAGGCCGGGGTGGTGAGAGGTGGCGAGCTTGGGGGCGGATTACTTGGTCAGTTCGAACCGGCCGCGCTCGGTCTTGCGGAACCGGCTCCGATCGCCCTTGACGTTGATCTCTCTCAGGATTGCCGAGTAGATCGTGGCGGCCGGAGTGCGTCCGTCCGTGGTCCACAGGCCCTTCTCCAGCATCCGCTTGACCATCTCGCCGGTGCTCAAGGGCTCGCCGGCCTCGGCCAGGACCTGGGCGGCGGCGTCCAGCCCGCTGGATCGCTTCTTCTTGTCCGCGGCAACCGCCTGCATGGCGGCGTCGACGGCGGCGCCCTTGTTGTCCTCGGTGATACCGCAGCGCTTTCGCTTGGCGGGCGCCGGGACCTGGATGCCTTCGGCGAGGTTGCCCGTCTGGACCGGCTCGACCGTCGCGGCGACGTCGGCGGCGGGCTCGGCGGCCTGGGCCGCGGCGGCAACCTCCGCCTCGTACTGGGCCAGGGTGGTGATGACCTTCCGCTTGGCGGGGCGGCGCTCGGCGGCCTTGGTGCTCTTCGTGGTCTTCTTGCTGGTGTTCTTCTTCGCGCTCATGGTGTTCTCCTGTCCCATCGGGACTGTTGGTTACAAGCCCAGCTCTTCCGCGAGCCGGTTCTGTTGTTCGTTGCCGCCGATGAGCTTTGTCAGCTCCCCGGCAAACCAGTGGACCTGCCGGTCCACGTCACCGTTGTTGGTGCGTACGGGCTGGAGGAAGGCGACGATTGCCGCCACGGCGTGGGGGCTGAGGTTGTCGCGCAGGGCGTCGAAGAGGACCTGCTCGTCAATCGCCTGCGGCACGGTCACCCGGACCTTCTTGCCGTTCATCTGCGCTTCGTATGTCTGTGGTTTGCGTCGCGTCATGGTTGGGCTCCTTCTTCAGCGGCTCTGGACGATGGAAATCTGGAACGTGCTGCCGTCAGCGGTATGGACCACAACGCCGCGGTCGTTGGTCAGGAGCCCGGCCTCCTCGAAGGTCTGGACCCGGCGGACCTCGTCCTCGTTCTGGAGCAGGTCGGCAAGCAGGTTCTCGAAATCGGTTTCGTTCATGGTCGGTTCTCCGTTCGGTTAGCGGTTGGGGAAGAGGTGGTAGTAGAGCTGCAGCGGGATCTGGTCGCGGACCAGGGTGTCCAGCGAGTCGATCATGCTGCGGGCCGAGTCGAGGTCGCCGCGGGCGTACGCGTCGCGGATCGCCTTCAGATCGGCTGCGTCCATCGCGTACGTACTGGCCAACTCCGTGTCGCCCCGCCCGGCGGCCTGCTCGCCCAGCAGTTCCCAGTTCCGTATCGCCAGGTCCAGCCGCCGCAGGTGGGCGGCCGTCATTCTCTTGCTGGTCTTGTCGTTCATGGTAATTCCTTTATCCGTAATGGTTTACGTACCGTATTGACGTTGGACATGTTTGCTCGGGCGGCCGAAAGCATCAAGTCAATTAACCCCTTTTCTTTCAATAACTTACAGGTGTTCATAAGTGTCTATGACTGCGGAACATGAAGCCCCCAAGTCGCTGAAGATCACCGCCATCTCCGCGGCGGAGGCGGCGAAAATTCTGGCCACGGCCTACGGCCGGCGGGTGACGGAGGAGCAGGTTCGCCAGATCGTCCAGGCGGGCGACCTTGCCCGCCCGGACGGGACCTTCAGCCTGATCGACTACGTGGCGTTTCTGGCCGAGGAGGTGACCGGTGCCCATGCAGATTGACCCACGCAAGCTCCGGCCCGCCGACCTGCTACGGCTCGTCAACGCCTCCGGGCGCGGCAGCGTTCTGACGGAGTTCCAGCTCCGCCGGCACCGGAACGAGGCAGGTTACACCATCGGCGACGCCCGGACGGTGGACCTGTTCCGCTACGCGGCCTGGCTGACGCTGGAGTACTTCAAGCCCCGCGCCGAGCCGCTGAGCTACGAGGAACAGAAGGCCCGCCAGGCCGAGCGGAACGCCGAGGCGGTCCGGATGGCCCAGGATATCGGGGAGATCCCGGCCGTGGCGGACCCAGGGCGGAAGGCACAGGCGGAAGGGTCGTTCCGGTTCTTCTGCGAAACGTACTTCCCCGAGGTCTTCTACTTCCCTTGGTCTCAGGACCACCTGCGGGTGATCGACAAGATCGAGAAGGCGGTTCGCACCGGAGGGCTGTTCGCCATGGCCATGCCTCGCGGCAGCGGCAAGACCGTGCTCTGCCAGACGGCGGTGCTCTGGTCGGCACTGATCGGCGCGTCGCCCTTCGTCTGCCTGATCGCCGCCAGCGCCGAGCGCGCCCGCGACTTGCTGGAGAACATCAAGATCTGGCTGGAAACCAACCCGCTCCTGCATGACGACTTCCCCGAGGTGACATACCCGATCCAGTGCCTCGAGCGGATCACTAACCGCCAGAAGGGCCAAAAGTACAAGGGGGAGCCCACGCGCATCGACTGGGCTTCCGACCGGATCGTCCTGCCGACCATTGCCGGCAGCAAGGCATCCGCCGTGGTGATCTCCAGCAGCGGCATGAAGGGCAGCGATATCCGCGGGCAGAACTACGCCCGCGCCGATGGGCAGGTGGTACGCCCGCAGCTCGTGCTGGTCGATGACCCGCAGACTACCGAGTCGGCCTGGTCGCCATCACAATCCCAGCGCCGCGAAGCGATCCTGGCCGGCGACGTCCTGGGCATGGCCGGGCCCGGCAAAAAGATTGCTGGGCTCATGGCCTGCACCGTGATCCGCCCAGCGGACATGGCCGACAACATCCTCGACCGCGAAAAGCACCCAGAGTGGCAAGGCGAGCGCACAAAGATGGTCTACGCCTTCCCCTCCAGCGAGAAGCTCTGGGCGAAGTACGCTGAGATGCGAGCCGATTCCCTGCGTAACGACGGCGATGGCTCGGAGGCGACGGAGTTCTACCGCGCCAATCGGGAGGCCATGGACGCTGGGGCCATCGTCGCCTGGCCGGAGCGGTTCAATGAGGACGAGCTTTCGGCCATCCAGCACGCGATGAACCTGAGGTTCCGCGACGAGGCAGCGTTCTTCGCCGAGTACCAGAACGAGCCGATCCTCGAGGCGATTGGCGAGGAGATGCTCACGGCCGAGCAGATCGCCGGCAAGCTGAACGGCTACCGGCCGAGCGAGATCCCGATCGGCTGCAATTACCTGACGATGTTCATCGACGTCCAGCAGAAGGTGCTCTTCTGGATGCTCTGCGGGTGGGAGGAGAATTTCACGGGCTACATCGTCGACTACGGGACCTGGCCGGACCAGAAGAGGTCCTATTTCACGCTACGGGACGTCCGGGCGACGATCACACGATCAGCACCGGGCGCCGGGCTGGAAGGCCAGGTCTTCGCGGCCCTGGAGAAGCTCTGCGAGGAGCGACTGCCCAGGGTGTATCGTCGCGAAGACGGAGCCGAAATGAGAATCGACCGCTGCCTGATCGACGCCAACTGGGGCCAGAGCACCGACGTCGTCTATCAATTCTGCCGGCAGAGCGGCTTCGCCGGCATCCTGCTGCCCAGCCACGGCAAGTACGTCGGGGCGTCCAGCATCCCCTTCAGCGAGTACAAGCGTAAGCACGGGGACCGGGTGGGCCTGCACTGGCGGATTCCCAATATTGTCGGCAAGCGCCAGGTGCGACACGTGTTGATCGACACCAACTACTGGAAGAGCTTCGTCCACGCCCGGCTGGCCGTCGCGATGGGCGACCCCGGCTGTCTGTCGCTCTCGGGCCGTGACGAGAAAGCCCACCGCCTGTTGGCGGATCACCTGACGTCCGAGTACCGCGTGAAGTCGCTGGCCCAGGGGCGGATCGTGGATGAATGGAAGCTCCGGGCCACCCGCCCGGACAACCACTGGCTGGACTGCCTGGTGGGCTGCGCCGTGGCGGCGTCAGTCCAGGGCGCCACGCTGGCTGGCGTCGAGACTCGCACCGCTGGGCCGCGGCCGCGCCTGCGGCTTTCCGAACTCCAAGGGAGCAGACGATGATCCAGGCTCCAACCACCGCGCCGCTGCCGCCGCGAACTCAAGGCTTGGTCTGCCGCCAGTGCGGGTGCAGGCACTTCCTGACCGTCTACACCCGCCCGCGGGGCGATGGAATCGTGCGGCGTAAACGCTGCCGCAATTGCGGCAAGGCTATCACGACAAGAGAGAGAGCATTTGGGCATTCTAGCGTGTCTAACCCCGATGTCCAGAATATCCAGCTCGGGCGGTAACATTGCAGCCTCAACCGTCGTCGCGTAGGACGCCCGAAGGCGGCGCCTGATATCCGAGGCCTGCGGGAGCCTGACGAGCGCCTGGATGCGCTGCTTGTACGCCTCCTTTAGCCAGGACATCCGGGGGTAGAGCGCTACAGCCACTGATTCGCTATCCAAGCCACGATAATACAACCGAGAACCAGCAGAGATGCATCCGACCTCACCGCATCGAGCAGGCGTTCCACAATTGTATCTCGATGATATGTCACTGATGACGGCAGTTTGCGGCATAGAATCGCCAATACTCCAATGGCGCACAGATACGGGACTACACTAAGAACCAGCATCTGTGGCCCAACGAACGCACCTACAATTGTGAATAGGCTTACTGCCCAAGCATTGTCATTCTTGGAAAGCGCAGAGCAAATGACGCTGGGTATCCTCTCTCTGAACATGAGCACCAAGATTCCGGGGGTGGCCGCGAACCAGTACGTCACCCAAGGGTCATGACCGATGAAAGCCGACGCAGCAAGACCAGTAGCTATTGCGGTGCTACCGATCCAAAGCCGGCTCTCACGATAGTCAGATCGGCTTCTCCAGTTGCGGTTTGTCTTCAGGCCAATTGCGCCAAGAGCGGCAAGGATAACTACAAGTAGATAATATCCCCACTCTTGCGGAACGATGTGTTTCTGTTTCTGAAGGGCCTTGTCTTGCGGGATTTGCCTAATGAACCTGATGGCGTAGTAATCCGGAGAAGACCCCGATTCCTCAGAGCCGCTCCATGGCTTTGCACTAGGCGGATCTGTGCCTCTAATGTCTTGTATTGCGAGAGTTCTCCGCAATCTAACATTTACAACCCTCAGGGCGCATACATTGACGTATGCTTCCCCCCCACCTTGATACACCCCGACTTTGTCCTTCCTGTAGTCTGCAAACACAACGGTTCCCACCTCGTTGAGACTAAACGCACGGAGACGCGACGGAAGCTGTAAATGGAGAGGACTGAGTTTCCCTGAAGAATCTAGCACCAGTATCTTCCCCTCAACAACGGGCGGTGAATGATCGCAAAGCGGAAGCTCGTGAAGGGACGCGAGATTGCCTAAAGCATCTGAAAACGCCCTCTCATGCCATTTGAGGCGTATTGACTCAACGAAACTGGCGGTTGCTCCCACACAAACGAGAACCACAGCCAACAGTATAAGACCCGACACTACTCCGCCCGTCTTATCTGAAAAGTACGCAAGCAGGAACAGCGCCAGGACCAAATATGCAGTTGGAGTGATAAAATGCCATATCGGGACTAGTATATCGAATACAGTGTCCATGTCTTATCTGAACCCAGATGTCCTGGATAAATTCCCGCCGACGACCGCCGCCGGCCTTTCTGATAATTCTACCGCCGATCCGAGCAGGGGCAACGGTCTTCTCTGCTCGATGAGCGGCGTGTCGGACCATCTCCGGCCCAAGATGGCGCCCTAATCGGCCCTCGCACAGGCCTCCATCCTCGATTCGCGCAGACTGCTCCCCTTGTATCCGATCCCTCCGGCGGCTTCGTCCGTCGTTGAGGTCATTGCGGCACCGTCTCGGGCAGACGCAGCCGTTCTGTCCGCCTCAGGATTGCCAGGAACAGCCCGCGTGGGATGGCGACCTCTGCCGTCTGGAAGAATGCGTACCGCGAGTGCGCGACGACCTCGGCCCCGATCTTGATGAGCTTCTCCCGCAATGTCGGCAGCGACCAGTGCTTCACACGGTGAAGAAGATTGTCGTGTTCTGTCGGCCAGTCTTCAGCCGACTCCACCCCGTTGACTATGCACCGACACTTCGTACCAGATATGGCACGATTTCCGTCCGCCCTCGAAAACCCCGCGAAGTCTGGAGGCTCTGCGGCAATAAGCATTACGGGCACAGGACGCCCGGAGCAGAGCCTTGACCGACACCCTCGACAACTCGATTCAGCAGAACGCCGTCGTGCCACGGAAGGCCAGTTCGGACTCCGTTTCCGTTGAGCAGCACCCCCTGCCCGACCAGATCGCGGCCGACAAGTATCTGGAGTCCAAGAAGGCCAGCCGCGCGAAGGGACTCGGCATCAAGCTGGCCAAGATCAGCCCGGGGGGGACCGTCTGATGTGGCCGTTCCGCAAGAACAGGAAGGCTTCCTCTCAAAGACGGTCCCTCCCGGCCGCCATTCCCGCCATGCTGCGGGCGAGGTTCGACGCCGCCCAGACCACGGCCGAGAACGCCCGGCACTGGGCGATGGCCGATTCACTCTCCGCAGACAGCGCCGCTGCGGCGGACGTCCGCAGCAAACTGCGGGAGCGGGCCCGCTACGAGGTCGCCAACAACAGCTACGCCAAGGGCATCGTGCTGACGCTGGCCAACGACTGCATCGGCACGGGGCCCAGGCTTCAGCTTCTCTCGGCCAATGCCGAGGCCAACCGGCGTGTGGAGACGGCTTTTGCCCAGTGGGCCCGGGCCATCGATCTGGCCGGCAAGCTACGGACCATGCGGATGGCCAAGAGCACCGACGGCGAGGCCTTCGCCGTCCTGACGGCCAACCCGCTGATCGATTCGCCGGTGATACTGGACGTCCAACTCGTCGAGGCGGACCGCGTGGCCTCGCCCGTCATGTCGGCGCTGCCCACGCCCAATGACATCGACGGGATCATCCTGGACGCCTACGGCAACCCGCGGACGTACTGTATCCTGCGCGAGCATCCGGGCGACCTGAGCTGCTGGCTGAATGCCGTGGACATGGTGGATGCCGATGCGGTGGTCCACTGGTTCCGGGCGGACCGGCCCAGCCAGCACCGTGGCGTCCCGGAGATCACGCCGGCCTTGCCGCTGTTCGCCCAGCTTCGTCGATACACACTGGCGGTGATCGCGGCGGCCGAGACGGCAGCCGACTTCGCGGCCGTGCTGTTCACCGACTCCCCGGCCAATGGGGAGGCCCAGGCCCTCGAGCCGATGGACGTGGTCGAGCTCGAAAAACGCATGGCCACGGTGCTACCGGACGGCTGGCGGCTGGGGCAGATTGAGGCCCAGCAGCCCACCACCAGTTATGCCGAGTTCAAACGGGAGATCCTGAACGAAATCGCCCGCTGCCTGAACCTTCCCTACAATATCGCCGCCTGCAACTCCTCCGGCTACAACTACGCCTCGGGGCGTTTGGACCACCAGACCTACTACAAGTCCATCCGGGTCGAGCAAGCCCATTTGGCCGAGGCGGTGCTGGATCGCATCCTGGCTGCCTGGCTGGCCGAGGCGGAGCTGCTGAGCGAGTTCGCCTATCTCCGCACGGCCGGCGCCATCCCGCATCAGTGGTTCTTCGACGGCACCGAGCACGTCGACCCGGCCAAGGAGGCGACGGCCCAGGCGACCCGCCTGGCCAGCAATACCACCACGCTCGCCCAGGAATACGCCCGCCAGGGCAAGGACTGGGACACCGAGCTTCGCCAGCGGGCCAAGGAAGTGGCCCTGATGAAGGAACTGGGGCTGACCGTCCCGCCGCAGGGTTCATCCACCAGCGACAAACAGGAGGCCGACACGGATGTCGAGCAAGAGCAGACAGCTTGAGTTCCTGACCTTCCTCTGCCCGCTGACGGTGGAGGCGGCCGGCGAGGCGGACAAGCAGATGCCGCGATTCCGCATGGTCGCCTACACGGGCGGCGTGATGCGGATCACAGGGTTCCCGCACCCGGTGGTGGTCGACCTGGAGGGCCTGGCCATCGACCGCCAGGATATCCCGGTCCGCCTGGACCACAACCCCCGTCAGGGGGTGGGCCATACGCAGCGGGTCGTGATCGACGGCGGCCAGGTCGTCGCCGAGGGCCTGGTCAGCCGCGACACCTCCTGGGCCCGCGACGTCGCCAAGAGCGGCGTCAATGGCTTCCCCTGGCAGGCCAGCATCGGCGCGGCCGTCGTGGACGCCCAGTTCATCCCCAACGGTCAGAGCATCACGGTCAATGGAAGGACCTTCGACGGCCCGCTGCACGTGGTCCGCAAGGCCATCCTCAAGGAAATCTCGTTCGTCGACAGCGGCGCAGATCCCGGCACCACCGCTCGGATCGCCGCCCAGAGCAAGGAGCCCAGTTCCATGGACGCAAACGACACCAGCACCGCCACCAGCCAGGACACCGCTGCCCAGCCCGCCGGCACGGACGCCGTTGTGGAGGCGGCCGCCAATGAGGCTGCCCAGACGCCCGACGCGCAGCCGCCCAGGCCGGCCGCGGCTGCCCCGCCCCCGGCAACGCCGGTCACGGTCAATGCCTTGGCCGCCGACGCCGACCCGGTGACGGCGATGCGCCAGCGGATGGCCGCCGAGACCCGCCGCGTCGAGGCGATCCGCAGGCTCTGCGCGGGCAGGCACGGGGACATCGAGGCCCAGGCCATCGAGGAGGGGTGGGACGAGTCCCGCACCGAGCTGCACATCCTTCGCGCCAGCCGGCCCAAGGTCCCGGCGGTCGCAGCGCCCCAGCGCCCCGCCGGCCCGCACGTGTTCGAGGCCGCGGCGCTGATGGCCTCGGGCATGCCCACCAGCCGCATCGAGGCCGTGTACGCCGCCCCGATCCTGGAGGCCGCCGACCGCCTGCGCGGCGTGGGCATCCAGGAGTTCTGCGAGCTGGCCTGCGGGCGCCAACTGCCGCGCTTTCGGCGTGACGCATCCGGCTGGCTCCAGGCCGCCTTCAGCACCACCAGCCTGCCGGGCATCCTCAGCAACATCGCCAACAAGATGCTGCTGGAGGGGTACAACTACATCGAGGACG